GAAGGGCCTGACGCTCGTCCCGCCGTCCAGCGACGTCCCGGAATGGGCCGAAACCGTCACCTACTCGGTGTATGACTCGGTCGGTATCGCCAAGGTGATCGCGAACTACGCCGATGACCTGCCGCGCGCCGACGTGAGCCGCATCGAGAAGACCATCCGGGTCAAGACCATCGGCGACAGCTACGGCTACAACGTCAACGAGCTGATCGCCTCCAACGCCACCGGCGCCAACCTGCCGACCCGCAAGGCCAACGCGGCGCGCTTGGCCATCGAGATCAAGCTCAACCTGATCGGCATGGTCGGCGATGCCGATTACGGCCTGTTCGGCCTGACCAACCACCCGAACATCGGCACCACCACCATCACCGGTGGCTGGACCTCGGCAACCGACGCTGATGTGATGCTGGCCGACCTGGACCTGATCTACAACGCGGTCCGCGTGCAGTCCAAGGGCGTGCACACGGTCAACAAGGTCGCCATGGCCACCGAGCCGCTGTCGATCATCAGCTCCAAGCGCCTGCCGGACTCGAACGGCCTGACGGTGGCCGAGTTCTTCCGCCGCAAGCACCCGGGCCTGGTGTTCGAGGAGCTGGCCGAGCTGACCGGTGCCGGCCCGGGCGGGGATGATCTGATCATCGCCGGCGAGTTCGCCCCGGACAACATCACCCACGACGTCCCGATGCAGTTCAACCAGCTGCCGGCCCAGCCGCGCAACCTGGAGCTGGTCGTGCCCTGCATGGCCCGCAGCGCGGGCGTGTCGGTCTTCTATCCCCTGGCATTCACCAAGGCGGTGCTCTGATGGCTACCTACGAGAACAACTCCGCCGCAGCCCACGTGCACCGCGGCAAGGTCATCGCCCCGGGCGGATCGTTCGACGCAAAAGCGACCCCCAACCTGGAGAAGCTGGTCAAGGCCCAGATTCTGAAGGTGGCTTCGGCCGGCTCGGCACCGTCGGCCGGCGGCGGCGACGGCGATGACAAGGCAGCGCTGGTCGCGCGCGCCAAGGAGCTGGGCGTGCCGAACGTCGGCGGCAACTGGGGCGTGGACAAGCTGAAGGACGCCATCACCGAGGCCGAAAAGAAGGTCGGCGGCGGCGACGGCAGCAACGGGGCGACCTGACCCATGGCCACCGTCATCGAGATCCTGGACTTCCTTGCGCCGGGGCTGACGGCCACGCCGGCAGAGAAGGAAATGGCCCTCTCGTTGGCGGAGGCTTACCGCCCGGCCTGCCTGACCGCCATGAAGGCGGATGAAGCGGTCGCGCTGTACGCAGCGTGGCTGCTTTATGCCAGGGAGCAGGCGCAGGCAGCGGCGGACGCCGGCGAGGTGGTCCCGGTCGGGGTGAAGTCTCAGTCCGATGGTGACCTCAGCCGAACCTACACCGGAGACGTCTCCGGTGCGTTCGCCAGGTGAACGCCTTGGACGGGCACGGGGTGAAGGTAGGCATCCAGTCAGACGCGGGCAGCGAGGAGGGCACCAGCATCCTCGATATTGCCATCTATAACGAATTCGGGACCGAAACCATCCCCGCGCGACCCTTCATCCGCGACTTCGCACAGAAGAACGAGAAGGTGCTTGGCTTGGCGATGGAGCGGATGGCTGCGAGGGTCGAGAAAGGTGGTTCTGTGGACGCTGCGCTGGCCACGCTGGGCGAGTTCGCCCAGCAGCACCAACAAGCGCACATCCGGGCCTCCAAGAGCTGGGCCGAGCCGAACGCGAAGCGAACCGTGCAGGCCAAGAGCCGCGCAAGGGCCGGTGGGTCGGCCGTCTCGATGCCGCTTCTGCGGGTGCTGCCTTCCACTGCCGGCATTTCTCTGCAGAGCGACGTTCCACTGATCGACCACGGCGTGTTGGTGAACGCCATCCGCTGGG